ATCCTGGTTGCCAATTCTCTGACTTCTCATTGAAGTTCAACGCAGACGGCATGCTTGAGTATGATGCAAAAAGCACTGGTTTTCAGTCTGAACTTGTTGCAGATCCAACACCTACATTCTCAACAGTCCTACCTACACCAGTGTGGCGCGGTACTGTTTCAATTGGTGGATCAACAGTAGCAACAGCCATGACTGGCAACATTGACATGAAACGCCCTGCAACACCTATCTATGGCATTTCAAACACACAAGATCCATACCAGGTATTTCTAGGCCCATTAGAAGTTACAGGCAAAATTACATTTGTTATGGAAGATGACTCACAGTTGCTTAACTTCCTTAACGACTCACAGCCTGCACTTGTATTTAACTGGGCTTATGGTGCTGGTGCTTCTGCGGTTCAGATCCAGGCAACTCTTACTAAGGGCGCTTATACCACTGGTGTAATTGAACGCGGTGAGGATTTTGTACAAGTATCCGTGGACATTAACGCGCAATCAAATACAACTGACGCTGGTTCTTCAGGCGGTTTCTCACCTATCAAATGGGTGTTGCAGAACGCTAAGGCTTCAGGCACATACGCATAACTAGATCAGGGCGGCGGTGTGGTTGAGGGCGATTGCCTTCCCGCTCTCCCACACCGCTTGCTCTCTTTTTTAGTATGATTTAGGAAGGCAAACTAACAGGAGGCATATATGTCAAAAAAAGTAACACTTCCATCAGGGGCAACAGTTACACTTAAAGACCCTTCAACATTGCGTGTAAAAGACCGTAAGCGCGTTATGAAAACGGCTGATGGAGCAGAAGGCGGAGATCTTACAAAGGCGCTTGCATTAGGTGATGCACTTATTGCCATGCTTGTTGAAGAATGGTCATTTGATTTACTTCCACCTTCAATCAAACTTGAGTCATTAGATGAACTTACAATGGTTGATTATGACTCTTTGGTAAAGCACACACAAGACGCTCAAAAGTATTTGTTCCCTAATTTGGCTGAAACGCCTGAAACAGAGGCAGACCCAAAAGCGCCTGGCGAGAACTCCAACGCCTAAAATGGTTACTCAAAGGGGGTGAACGCCATGAGGCGTTTACTTACCCTGATGAGCATTGGTACTACTACGCAATGGCAGAACGCTTTGGTTGGACACCTGAACAGGTGGATAACCTTCCCGCGGAAACGGCTGATTGGTTGTTAGCAATTGCTCGCATCACAGAAGAAGTAAAAGCAGAAGGGGCGCAATAATGGCTAAGATCATTATTAAAAACCTTGCAGATATTCTTGCTGCTATTGATGGCGCGGCTGCAAAAATTGAACAAGGCGCGCAATTAGGAGTTATGCGTGTTGGCCTTGCCGTTGAACGACAAGCAAAATTAAATTTTCAAGGAACACGCAGTTATGAAAAACGCACAAGCAAAAATGGCAGACCCTATTTAAAAATTACTCCGCCAAAACATATTGGTGGATCAGGGCCTAACACTGTTACAGGTAATCTAAAAAGATCTATCAAAACTACTTACCGTGTAGGACTTGGTGTTTACACGGCTGAAGTTGGCCCAACAATGATTTATGCGCGCCAGGTAGAAAAGGGCGGTGGAAAGTGGCCACCAGGGGTAAAATACCCTTACTTAGAACCTGCGGCTTTAATGCTATTGCGTAGCGGCAAATTAAACAGGATCTTTGCAACCGCTGTTAAAGAGAAATTAGGGAGTTAATCATGGCTGATCTAATTCCCCCAATGCTCATTCAATTACAGGCAGATGTAAGCCAACTTAAAGTTGGTTTGGCTCAGGCAGAAAGTGCTATTAAAGGCGTAGATAGATCTGTTGAAACTGCTTCAACTGGCATGACCAATTTTATTGGCAAAGTAAAACAAATTGGCGCGTCTCTTGGTATTGCTTTTGCCGGTACGCAAGTTTTGCAATTTGGTAGAGATGTTATTGCGCAGGCAATGGAAGCAGAAGCGCAACAACAGCGTTTGTATCAATTGATGAAGGTTGGTACTGGTGCAACTGATGAACAGGTAGCCGCGCTTAATGCTCAGGCTGAAGCCTTAGAAAAAGTAGGCGTTGTAACAGGCGGAAACATTACGCAAACACAATCACAGTTAGCAACATTCAATTTGCAGGCTGAGACAATTCAAAGATTAACACCTGCCATTCTTGATTATGTCACCGCTGAAAAGGGCGCTAACGCAAGCGCAGATGAATTTAAGCAAATGACAAACGGATTGGCGCAAGCGCTTAACGGTAACTTTGGATCTCTTACAAGAGTTGGCTTTGTGCTTGATGATCACACTAAGAAACTTATTTCATCAGGAACAGAAGCAGAAAAATCTGCGGCAATTGTTGATGTTCTAAATTCTACATACAAAGGTTTTAATGCGGAATTAAGAAACACCCCTGAGGGTCAAATGCAAGCCTTGAGAAATGATTTTGATGCGCTAAAAACAGATTTAGGCAAGAAGTTATTGCCTGCTTTGTTAGGCGTGACAGGATTTCTTACTAACACTTTTATTCCTGCTTTGCGTTCTTTAGGTAAATTTATTAAAGACAACGGTGATGCAATAAAAATTTACGCAGGTATTATTGTAATTGCAACTGGTGTGTTTTATGCTTACAAAGCAGCGTTGGTTGTTACAAGCACTGCAACTGTTGTTTACACGGCAGTTACAAAATCAATGGCGGCAGGATTTACACTGGCTCAAATAGCAGCGTTTAATTTAAAAGTTGCTATTTTTGTGCTTAATGCTGCAATCCGCGCAAATCCAATTGGTGCAATTATTACAGCGTTAACTATTTTAGGCGCGGCGTTTGTTTTTGCATGGAAGAAATCTGAAACATTTAGAGAGATTATTATTAAGGGTGTACAAATAGTTTTAACTGGTTTTGCTTATTTAGTACAAGGTATTGGCAAATTTATTGGCATGCTTAGCAAAGTGCCAGGCATGGGCTGGGCTAAAGGCATTGCAGATGGCGCTAAAAACGCATCAGATTCAATTAAAGCAACAAGCAAAAATTTATCTGATTTAAAAAGCAATGTTAAAGCAGGTTACGGCGAAGGCGCATTTACTTATGGCAGTGGTAAAGGTACAGGCGGTGGTGGCGGTGGCGGTGGCGGTGGCGGTGATCTTTCTAAAGAAGAAAAATCAAGATTAAAAAAATTAGAAAAGTATCAAAAAGATGTTCTTAAAATTTATAAGGACATGAATGATGCTATGGCTGATGGGCAAGACAAGGCTGAAAAAGAACTTGAGCAACGCAATGACAAGATGATTGAAGCGCAAAAAAATTATGATGAAACCATGATTGAAGCGCACAAGCGTTATAAAGAAACTATTGAGGACGCAGAAAAAGATCATGCTGACCGCGTGGCTGATTTGCAATACCGTTTTAATGACATTAAAGAAAAAGCAGAGAAGCGTTCTAGAGAAGCAGATTTAGAAGCAAACGCGCTGTACAAAGAGCGTACGATAGAAATAGAAGAACAATACAAAGAAAGAAAAGAAGAACTTCAAAAGAAAAATTTAGAAACTCTTGCCAAAGCGCAAAAGGCTTATGATGAAAAAGAATTAGATCTTCGCGCTAAATTTGAAGATGTTAAAGAACAAGCCCAAAAGCGTTTTGACAAAGTTGAGTCTGATGCCAAAGAACGCAAACAAAAGGCTGAAGAAATTGCAAACAAGCGTTTTGACAACGCTATGGTTGATGCTAAAGAACGCAGACAAAAGGCTGAAGAAGCCGCTGAAAAGCGTTTTAATGATATTCAAATACAAATTAAAAAAGATTACGCCAAAAAAGTATTAGATTTAAACAATGATCTTGAGAAGAAACTAACCGATTTACGCGAAAACGCTGCAAAAAAATCAACAGATTTAACTAAGGCCGCAACAGAGAAACAATTAAACATTGTTCAACAGTCAATGGATCGTTTGCGTAATGCTTTTGCTTCTAAAACTGGGTTTAATTTGGCTGATGCGTTTGGCATGGAAGAATTTGGCGGCGCTGCATCAGGTGATCAACTGCTTGGTTCTATGAAACAAAGATTAAATGATACAAAAAACCTTGCAAAAAATGCAGCGTTGTTACAAGGTAGCGGATTTTCTCAAACTTTTATTGAACAAGTTGTTGCGGCTGGGCCTGAAGTTGGTAATAAATTAGCGCAATCTATTCTTAATTCATCACCTCAATCAATTAAAGAATTACAAAACACATTTGTTGAATTAGAAAAAACTACATCTACTGGACTTGATGCTTTAGCAACAACAATGAACGCAGGCGGCATATTAGCCACTCAAGAATTGACAAATGCTTACCGCGCTGTTTCTTCTGATTTATCTTTGGCTCTTTCAGATATACAAAAAGAATTACAAACAAATTTAGCGGAAGTTAATTCTGTTTATGAAACAGCATTGACAGAAGCAAAAACTACCCGTGATGAAAAATTAACAGATGCGGCAAAAACTTTAGAAGAAGCATTAGCCACTTCTAAAACTGTTTATAATGCTTCTGTTGCAGAGGCAACAACAGCCTTAAAAGAAGCATTGGCTACCGCTAAGACTGATTTTGACGCTGCTATTGCAGATGCTAAAACAACATTGGCTGAGGCTTTAGTAGCGGCTAAGGAAAACCTTGATGAAAGTTTGGCTGATGCGCTCAAGGCTCTCAATGAGGCTAAAGTTGCTGCTCAAAAAGATCTTGATGAAGGTTTGGCTGCGGCTGATAAAACTTACACAGAAGCATTGGCTAAGGCTAAGAAGGCTCTTGATGACGCATTGGCAGAGTCTAAAAAGACTTTAACAGAGGCTATGGCAGAGGCTCAGAAAGATCTTGATAAAGGATTGGCAGATGCCGCCAAAGCCCTTGAGGAAGCCCGTGAGAAGGCTAAGAAGGCACTTGATGAAAAATTGGCTGATGCTCAAAAGGTACTTCAAGACGCTCTTATAAAAGCGCAAAAAGATTACGAAACTGCTATTGATGCAATTGCCAAAGCAACAGACGATAAATTGGCAAACTTAAAAACCAAACTTGCTGAAGTTGCTGCAAGCATGACGGCGTTGGGTGCGGCTCAAGCGGCGGCAAACGCTTTAGCCAATGCCCCAGTAGTTGTGCCTGTTATTCCAGGAGCAGTAGTAGGTGGCGGCAATGCTCTTGAACTGCTCAAAGCAAATGAGGCTGGTACTAAAATTACAATCAACACTACAAACTTAACTGACCCTGCTTCAGTAGCGGCTGCCGTTTCTAGTGAGATTAAATTTGGGGCAGTTGTTACGGCAACTAGAGCAGTAACCGTTTCAAATGGAGGGTTGAAAATAGATTGACAACATTAACTAATGTGTATTCATTTGCTTTTAACGGGCAAATCTTTGGCGGCGCTGACTCTCCTTATCAAATTCTAAGTGTTGATGGCCTTGAGTCTTTGCCTGGTATCCGTAATCAAGATGATAACCGCGGATACCATGATGGCATGTTTACTGGCCGCGATTTTCTTGCGGGCAGAACAATTACAATTATTTTTAATACTTTTGGAAATAATTTAGGCTCCGCTCAGACAAATTACAACACTATCCAAAACACATTATTGCCGCAAACTTCAGGCACTACACCGCTTTATTTCAAATTTCCTAACATTCCTACTTCAGAGCAATTTGTAAACGCTCGCGTACGCGCTTTGCGTACAACCGTAGATGCAAATTACACCTATGGATACATTACATCTATGGTTGAGTTTTTCTGCCCTGATCCAAATTATTACAACAGCAACTTACAAACTTCTGTTATGGCGTTTAGCCCTGTTTTGGGTCGCACTTACAACAAAACATTTGATTATAACTATGGCGGCGGTTCAGCCGTTATTACTACTACTATTTCTAACATTGGGTGGGGTACTACATACCCAACTATTACAATTACAGGCCCAATAACCAATCCAATTGTGGGCGATTTGACGAGCGGAAATGTTCTTAATTTTACAGGTACATATAGCGCATTAGATGTTCTTGAAATTGATCTTTACAATCAGTTGATTACACTTAATGGAAACGCTGCCCGTAATCTTTTAATTTCAGGTACTTGGTTTGATGCTCCACCAGGCAATTCACTATATTATTTTACTGGCACTGGCACATTAGCGGGAACTACTCAGGCTACCGTTTCTTGGTATTCTGCGTACATCTAAGGGAGAATAAATGACACTACAAACGCCTCCATCATGGTTACAAGCAGGCTCTTACCCTGCGCAATATGACCGTCTAACGGCGCAAGCATTGTGGGCTACCACTGGCATTATTGGCACTTCTTCATTAGAGGTAACTGCTAACTCTCCTGCAAGCATGT